ACGATTTAAAGAGATATTTTCTCATTTAGGCAAAATTATCTGCTAAATTGAAATTTTAAAGTACCATGTTAAATATGACAGGGACTCAACTTGAAATAGCGTCCATCTGTGATGATGTTAAAGAGCTCTTGTTATACAAGAATCAAAAATATGGTAATTCTGCTCTCGAACCAGCTCGTATATTCAGTAAAGCAAGCGCAGTTGAGCAATTATTAGTAAGAATCGACGACAAATTAAACAGAATACATAAAGGTGCAGGGTTGATTGGGGAAGACGAAGACGTCATAATGGACTTAATAGGTTATTTAGTACTGCTTAAAATAGGATTAAAGCAACAAAAAGAACAACAAAAAGTTCTACCCTCATGCAGTACGAAACCTTCTTAGAAAATTACACCCCAGAACTGCAATTAATTGATGCACTGGACATGCTTAAACACTACGAATCGGACGCGGCGGAGATCCTAGACCGCTGGGCTTCTGAGTCCAATAACGAAAAAATTGACGCATCACTTCCCCAGAAGGATCCCAATCTAGAAGCTTTTTCTCAAGATATTCAATTGCTTTCAACTGATTGGGAGCCCCAGTATAAGTCTCAGGGAGATTTAGTAGACATCTCTTCGCCCGACAACGATGAGGAACTAACGTGGGAATCTCTTTATCTGCAGCGTAATAGGTATCCAATTCGACACGACGTTTATCTATCATCAGATCACCACCAGACATCCAAAGACGATTGATATAAGGACTCCACTCTCGAATAATCTTTTTCTTACTTGCAGAGGTATTTACTAAGTCCAGTAAACGACAAGTCTTGAATGAAGATATACCAATACTATGAGCGAAGCTAAGCAGTGCTGCTTTTCGATTAGTATTTAAAGGAACTAGAACATACTTGGATACTAAATCAGAAAATCCTTTCAAATCTTCTTCAAGTTGGAGATCTATTTCTTCTTTAGTTGCTTTATCAACAGAATTGAGCCATCTTTTACCTAGTTTTTTACTTCCATAACCTATTCTCCATATACTTTCTCCATAATCCTTATAAGAAGCATAACGCCCCATACCTATGTGGGTACGGGGCAATGAATGAGCTTTTATTAAATTAATGCCTTTCCTAGTTAAAAAAGGATGTTCCTTCCACCTAGTTTGAATTTTCTTATGGGACGACAACGCTACCGCTGTAACTAACACTAGAATAGCCGTCTAGTTTTAGTAACACAATATAGTCCTTAGCAGCATTGGTTACTGTTACACCGACAACTCCTTTACCTTTACCATCTCTTGCAATATTTGCGAATTTTGAATAGCCATTAGGAGCACTACCAGCGGTATAAGAATCCTCCTGAAAGATCTCCAGAGTATTAACGGAACTGCTTCGATCAATAGTAACTTTAATATCTCCAGTACTACCTGGATTAACACGGAAGCCTCTCACAGCTTCACCAGGGTTAGCTGCTGCAGTGGAACCGAGATAGGTAATCTCAGATCCAGCATCAACGCTTTGTGTATCTAGGGTGCCTTCAATAGTGCGAGTAGCCATGGTATTTAAGAGATCTGTCCCACCGTGGAGATGTTGAATTTAATGTCGGCATCAATGCCGTGATCTTTCAGAATGTTGAAAAACATCTGTTTGTCTAAAGCTTTTTGGTGAAGCATTTCAACGAAAGCCTCCTCTAAATCTGAACGATCTAGAGTTTGAATAGCTAGCGAAGCGGCGTGAATTGAAAACTCAACGTCAACCGGAAGCTCTAATGCGTCCATAAAAACTTAGAACCTTATACATATATTACCAGCGCTGAACTGACGCTGCAATTCCTCGTCTATGACGTCTATCACTAAATTTTTTTGCACTACGGCTAAGAAGAAGCGTACTAACCCCGTAGCTTCCCCCAAATAATACTAGGAAATTCAATAAAATGAACTCCACTTGCACATACAGTTACACTTATATATTGTAAGCATACTTGGACTTAATAATGGACCCGACAGAAATAAACACTGCGATCAAATATCTTACAAAAGGTGCTTTAACAGGAACATCTAAGACAAGTCTACTTAGGGAATTTAAAGAATCTTATAAATATAGTGATAAAGAAGTAGAATGGCTTCTACAACTTTGCAATTTTAAAAAGAGACCAAAGCAACTTGATTATAATTATTTCTATAACAATCCAATTAAAGAAAAAGCACTTCAAATAAAGTATCCATTCACACAACTATATGCTTATAAGAATTTTTTAACAGAAAAAGAGTGCTCTACATTAATTAATTTTATCGATGAAAAGTCCGTTAGATCACCATTAGCAAACGATACTGATGAGTATGAAACTTCCGACTACAGAACTAGTCAAACTTCAGATTTAGAGTATTTTCTCGATGAAATAGTTTTTGACATAGATGAAAGAATAGCTAATTTGCTAGAACTAGATATGTTTCTAGGAGAAGGACTCCAAGCTCAAAAATATCATCCAGGAGAATACTATAAAGAACATTGGGACTTCTTCCTACCTACTGAAAAAAATCAATATGATACTTATTGTGAGTGGATGGGACAAAGAACCTGGACAACAATGATCTACTTAAATGATGTAAAAGAAGGAGGAGAAACATATTTTAAACGCTTAAATTTAAAAATTAAACCAGAAAAAGGTCTTCTTATAGCTTGGAATAACTTATACAGAAATGGAAAGCCAAACTGGAAAACCATGCATGAAGCCTTGCCACCACTGAAAGAAAATAAATATATAATTACCAAATGGTGGCGTAGCTGGACGTTGATTTAAGTAGTAATTGTCTTATCATCCATTCTTTCCCTTACAGTCATTGACTTCTCTCCAGCAATAGCTCGTCTACCTATAGCAGGATCTCTTTCATAACGGTGATCTTCCATCTCATCAGCAACTTTCAATGCCCTCTCACGTAAAAATTCATATGGATCTATCTTAGGTTCCACTACAAAAACAAATAATACTGTTATCTCAGTTTAACAAATCTCTACTTCTTCAGCTACCAAAGGAACTTCTTCCTCTGCTGGATCATATTCCGCATCCTCTAATAATTTTAGTAAGTAATAATGAATCCTGTCTGTGACCCAACGTAAATCCTCATCGCTAATATCACAGACTATGGCATCTATAGAGAGTTGACGAGAAGGAGCACGTACATGCTCTGCTAGTAACTCAAGGGCTCGATATCTACTTTTGTTCAACTCGCCCAACATGATATTAGGGGTCAACGACCTCGGTAGTGGTGGATTCTTTTTCAGCTTGTTGCTTCTGAATTGCGGAAAATTCCTGAGCACCTAAGATTTTCAAATAGCCCTCTTTAAGACGCATAAGATCAGCTTCACCTTGTTTAATCTGAGATTCTAACGACTCACGCTGATCCTGTAACTGCTCATCTAAAGACTTCGGTGCATCCGCCATGGTTCAAAAATAATTAACGCAACAAAGTGACAATAACCCTCCTTAATCTTGGAATTTAGTGGTGCAAAATTAAATTTCTCGAAAATTTAACCAACACCAACCAGTAGCACCTCCACTAGCAAATAGTCTTGGGTTCATCTGATCGAAGTTATAATGGGCGTTCTTACCAGACAAAGGTCCTCTGTCTTCCCATAACCCATTAATCAAGTCCATTTGACCAAAGGGATCCTGCACCAGCCAGTATCCATCGCCATATCCGGTAATTGCTACAAGATGAGTTCCTTTAGTAGGGTTAGAAATTTCACCTTTAGATAGCAAACTAGCTGCAACTGGTTTCCCTTTTGTTATTTCAGCTTTAATGTCCTCAGGATCAGCAGAATAAGTGAAAGTAGCTTTCATACCAAAATCGGCTAAAGCTTGGACGTGAGCCTCTCTTTGAATACTCTTCCCATACTTATTAAGTACCTCTAAGTAATCCATAACCCCGTTAATACCTGGGGTTTTAAGGTATTTAAGGCACATGGCGAAAGTAAAAATATGACTATCCCCTACCTTTTCAGGATCTTGATAAAAATAAGGAAAGTCTTTCAGGAAGAATAAATCGCCACTAACAGAATAAGGCTGAACTCTTGGTTCCGATTTCAATCCATCCCAATGATTGTCATCTATCCACCAATCACCTAACCCATATAACATCTCCAAATAGGTATGATCATTTTCCCTATCCAATATCCGGCAACGCAGGATGGACCGAGAGGGTACTATCTGAGCCTTTTCATCATTAGATAGTTCATTAGCCTCTACAGGACGTTTCTTTAACCAAGTATGACAACGCGAAGTAACTGAAACCCAACCCCAATAAAGATCGGACACATAAAAAGAAAATTCTGATCACATATTACAACACTTGAATTACTTCATAAACCTCTGGAAAAAGATTCTGTATATGTTTTTCTATACCCATTTTTAGTGTTTGAGAACTCATTGCACATGTAGAACATGCACCATGTAAACGTACTTTAACTACCGGACCTTCATCTATATAATCAACTTCTACAAACTCTAAATACCCACCATCAGCTTCAATATATGGTCGTATATCATTTAAAGCTTCATTAACCTTAACTGGATCTAATTCCTTCTTATTTTTATAAGGATTCATAGGAATATCTTTTGCAAAATAAATTGAACTATTTGGTGGCCATTCCACCGTATCTAGTTCATTAGGTTTCACATAGTATATTTAGTTTTTTCTGAAGGACTTTCAGCCTTAATTACTAATGGCGCTTGCTCAATTCTAATAGTTTGAGTAGCCGCACTATTTGCAGCTTTTTCAATCATCTTCTCCATATCTTTCTTACTTACTTGACCACTTTCACCATTTGATTTATAAGTTCCATCACCTTTTTTACTTGCTGTCTGAATGCCAAAACTGGCTAAAACGCCCGTGAAGACTGACGCGATGAAAGTTGGATCTATCTTCTGTTGAGGAATTCCTGGGATGGAAACATAATTTAATGTCAAGATTCCACCACTCCAAGCAAGAACGGTAATTCTCACCGCAGTAGAGATAATTGCAGCCTGTTCTTCTTGATCAGGTAAAAGAGCGTCCTTGACTTTCCCAAGCACACCTTTCTTCTTTGTCTCTTCTTTTTTAGGAGCTTCAATTACATTTTCAGGCATCGTATAGTAGCAATACGTATTAAGTTTACCCTCAGTTAAACTTATAATGCAGCAAAGAATTAATGAGTCTCTATGTGGAAATTAATCCCATTATTAATGTTCTTTATTGCATCTCCTGTTAAGGCAGATTTAGTGCATAGATTATCAACTAGTACTCAGCTAACTGTATCAGGAGCAGCAACAAGCGCATCACGTGTTGGAAGTACATATACGGTGTCAGGATCCAACATAAGAGTAGGTACTGGTAATAGCGATGTATTTGGAGGATTAACAGCTGGATCTGCTACAGCAGCAGCAACATATAAAGTTGGTACTTATGACGTAAATACAGCTGGATCTGCGTTTAGTTTTTCTGAAAGCTGGACCCAAGGAGACGCCATACCAGCAATAGGCTCTGGCGTTGATGTTACTAGTGGAGTCGTCGCAGATATGCCAGCTTTTGGAACAACTACAACACAGAGTGGCGGGGTAGCTGGAACACTCGCAGGAACCATTACCAGTGCTGGAGTCGTTACGCTAACCGCTGGAGGGGCGGGCACTACGGCAACAGGACAATTCGTAAGTGAAGTGACTGTCGGAGATTAAATGGGTTATGAAACGGCTATTAACGCTGTTATTATTTATATTTGTACCTGAAGTTAAAGCAGTTCCCGTCATTCCCAACTTCACCCAAGGTGGTATGACCAGTCATACAGAAACGACATCTAAGGTGACGGAGACTATAAATTCGATCGACTACCAGACAGGGTGGCAGTATACTGTGACCGGCACAAATGTCCAACATTCAGGTGCAAGTATCTCTCCTGATTCAACAACAGGAAACAGTAATACGCTTCAAGGTGTCACTTCCACATGGACGGGTCTAAACGCTTCTCAAAAACCCGATTGGACGATCGTAAATCCTGCTGGCAGCTTCCAATTCACCGAAACATATCGAGCGCCAGGGATGGTCAACCAGACGATAATACAAAGGGTCACCGAGATCCAAAGTGTGACAGACACGACGTCAACTTTCAGCAATTAAGTTCTTTTCTATTAGTATTACTGAATGCGGTATCATTACTCCCCACAGCAGTACGCGCTTCGGACGTTGGCGGTGTTAGTGCCACTGCTAATCCTGTGGCTAATAGCTCAGGCTCTGTTACCAACCAGGCCATCCAGGTTTTACAAGGACCGTACATTACCAATACCTATGGGGACGGAATCTCGTGCCAGGGTCCTACTCTAAACATCACTCCCTTCCTGACCGACAGTAAATCTTGGCAGGAACCCTACGAAGAATACTATAATGATCCAGTCTATGACGTTTCTGATAGCGATAATGATGGAGTCGTCGACAATCCAGGAGATATCCTGTACTACGTACCGACTAGAACAGGGCAGAAAGATCAGTTCAACTTTAATTATGGAATATCCGCTACCGTCTCATTCCCCTTGGACGGAGGATTGCAAGCCAGATGTAAGAAATCTATCGATACCAGAATTGCC